TATCCGAAAACGGCATCGCCGGCACAGACTTATCTTCTATATTTTTACTCATTTAGATAGACAATACCGCCCTAGAGGACCATCGTAGTATATTGTTATTTTAGTTGTACCTAAATCTCTAGGTTCTTCCGGAGAGAGGTTCTTTATATTGTATTGAGATAATATATCCTTAAGATCTTTCGCGTTTAGTATTACACGATGGCTGGACCCAACCGGTCTCTGTCGAAGGACTTCTACCTTTGGATGCTCTGTCGGGTCATTTCGATGAACATCCGGTACCAGCTTTTGAGTCTTTGCACCTAGTCCAATGAAACCGCGTTGTTGCCGGGTTACCGGCTTTTCTTTACCTAAGCAATTGCAATCTGATTCTAATAAACGATAGAAGGTTTTCTCGTACATCCTTTAATTATTTAGTCTAGTCTAATATGTAAACAAAAAAATACCGGCTATAAAGCCGGTATTTCTCGAGGGGATCGTTTGGGGTTAAATTGTTTTACTTAATAAGCTCACCGGCTCCGTAGCCACCAGCTTGTACTTTGTTCGATCCCATATTGGAATTGTTACCTGACTTGAGGTTGGTGTCTGCAAGCTCCTTTGGGTCAGCTTGTGTTTCCGGAATCTTACCGGATTGAGCTTTACCGCCCTTTCCGCTATAACCTGAAGCTTTCGGCTTGTTTGCTTTATTAGAATTATTCCCGGACTTGAGGTTCGAGTCAGCAAGTGGCCTTGGATCAGCCACTACCTCGATCGAATCCGCAAAAGGCTCTTCGCTATCGTCTCCAAAAGGATCTGAATCGCCGCCGTCTAGGTCTTCAATCTCGGACTCGGGATCAACGTCTAGAAGATCTCCTAGCGATTGATGTAGTTGCTCTGCAACCTCACGTGGAAGTTCTATAGTAATTGTATCGCCATCCTCTTCGCCTCCGAGGTCTTCCCCACCGAAATCATCTCCGGCATCAGCAGCAAATGGATCTTCATCCATGGCTGGTAGGTCATCACTCTCCATCAGCGTGTTGTATAGCTTGTCAAATATATTGTCTGGATTGTTCATAATTGAATTGTTGTTAAAAGTATTTATGTTGTCTTGTACCAAATTCTCTGATTTTCCTGCATTTTCTTCAGTTCCTTTATCCTTTTTCTTCTCATACTCCGGAACCTCAGCTTCAAACCCCTCGGCCGCCTCTGGACCAGTATCACCGACCAGTTGAGTTTCTCCTTCAAATTGATCAGGTGTATTATATGTAACCTGATCATAAGCTTCTTCAAGCTGAGCAATTTCCTTTTCACTTTTTAATGGCATAACATTAACTATTTATATCAAATGACCGAAAAATCGACAAAATACTATCTAGGAAACGAAAACTTACCTAATCAACATGCGACCCATGAGTACACCCCAGAACGCGTCGCTCAACTGAAGAAAGCTCAGAAAAACCTATTATACTTCGCTTCCAACTTCTTTTATATTGTTAATGTGGACTCCGGCCGGGAGGTTATTGAGTTAAGAAATTATCAAAAGCGAGTGATGCGTCTTATGAGAGATAACCGATTTGTTATTGTGATGTCTTCGCGACAATCCGGTAAGACTACTATGATGACAATATACGCTCTATGGGTCGCCTGTTTTAATGCAGATCAGAAGATTGTACTTGTAGCCAATAAGGAAAGTACAGCTAAAGACATATTTGGTCGTGTCCGGTTAGCGTATGAAGAACTGCCTAACTGGGTAAAGCCCGGGGTCATCGAGTATGGTAAAGAGTCTATGGTGTTAGCCAATGGTAGTAGAATAGGTATTAGTACCACCACCGGTACAGCAGCTAGAGGTATGAGCTGTAATGTATTGATATTAGATGAGCTAGCGTTTATTGAACCGTATATTGTAGATGAATTCTGGAAATCAGTGTATCCGACAATTTCTAGCTCAAAGAAAAGTAAGATATTTATAGCTAGCACACCTAACGGTACAGAGAATCTGTTCTACAAACTATATACTGGCGCTGTTCAAGATGCGAACGGTTGGATCGCGGATAAGGTAACCTGGGAGCAGGTACCTGGTCGTGATGAGAAGTGGAAGCAAGATAATATCAAACTTCTAGGTAGTAAAGAAGCCTTTGATCAAGAGTTTGGTTGTGAGTTTATTCAAGCCGGCGATAATATGATGGATGAAAACCTCTTACTCCGGTTACAAGCCTCATGTAGAGAGCCTATGCATTTACTAGAAGAAGGTAGGTATAAGATCTGGGACGAACCTGCTCCTGAGAAGCTATATGTTGTTGGTGTTGATGTGTCAGAAGGCGTTGGAGCCGCCGCCTCTTGTGTTCAAGTCATGGATGTTACTGATTTAAATAATATTCAACAAGTTGCATGCTATCATGATGACAAAATAAGCCCGTATGATTTCGTGTCTAAGTTAGATGAGATATTAAAACATTGGGGCCAGCCACCGGCGTTAATAGAGAGAAACAACTGCGGCGGTCAGGTAGTCGATTTATTAAAAAATAATTTTAGGTACGATAATATTGTAACATATGCAGGTAACATTAAAACAAAAGGCCGTCTAGGTATAATATCTCATACTAACACCAAGTATAGAGGAGTTATTAATATGAGGTACTGGTTACATGAAAGCAAATGCGTAGTTGTTAGAGACGAAAAACTGCTGAAGGAACTAAAAACCTTCGTTCGCCATAATAACGGGACATGGGGCCATGTAAAAGCCTCCGGAGTATTTGATGATCGAGTGATAGGCTTGATGTGGGCAGTGTTTATTTTAAATGAAGATCTAGTAGATACATACTATAACGTAACCGCCACCGGTACTAACGGTAAGCCTATTGCCATCACCGGTTCGGATTATAGCGGTGAATTCGCAGATTTAAATGTAGATGATTCCGGTGACGCAGCTCCGTTTGTGTTTAATAACATAAGTATGGATACGATGTTTGGAGAAAATTTAGAAGATAATCAAGGAGTCACGTACTTACGAGAGCAAGGCTGGACGAGCGGCCCGGGAGCGACCTATAAATAGTATGGGAGATACCGCAACAGCTAGAGCTTCTGCATACGATCCGATGGATCAAGCAGTATTAAACAAATCACGCGCTGATAAGTTCGTCATGATATTACCTATGCCGAAAGCTCTGCGAGAGATTAACGTATCCAAAGAACGTGCAAATGATAGTATCATGCAAAATGCGTTGCAATTTAGCGTCTATGGAGTCGTTGCCCCAGCAATAGTCGTAGATCCGGTAGAGATACCCTTCAGTGGTCAATCCTTTAACTTTACATCGTTCAAGCGTCCAGATTATAGTAACGTCCGGGTCGATTTTAAATTAGATAACCAGTACAACAATTACTGGGTTATATATAAATGGATAAATCTGCTAAACAATTTTAAAGAAGGTTTCTTCTATGCCGAACGACCGGGATTACGGAACGGCCCGGGGTTAGAACCGTATGCTGAGTACGCGACTGATATAACAGTTTACGGGTTAGATGAGTATAATGAAAAACGTATTCAGTTCACATATGTCGGTGCACATCCTATATCCCTAGGGGAGATAAATTACAATTATCAAGCATCAGATGAACTAGTCTCTAATTTTGAATTCGCGTTTAGTCAACTACACACAAAGTTATTATGAGCGAATTGAAAAAATCCGTGTAGGAAATAATAAATACTTTCATAGCAACCAATTTAACTTATTATGGCAAGAACAATACAATCTCCAGGCGTTGAAATCAAAGAAGTTGATCTTTCACTTAGACCGGAACTTCCGATCGGCACAACTGTGCTCATCCCCGGCTTTTCACAAAATGGTCCCACCGAGGAGCTAATTCAAGTAACCAGCGTTAGTGACTTTGAGCAGATATACGGTAAACCTACCACTCCAGTTGAGCGGTACTTTTATCACACCATCCGCTCATCGCTAAACAGTACAGCCAACGTTTATGCATGTCGGATGTCGTATGGTGCAAATTCCGGAGGTACCGTTGCTAACGAATACTCCGCTTTAGTGTACCCGGTATTCCCTCGTCCAACGATCAAGTCGCTTGAATTACTACCCATAGGTCATCCATTAAAGGACAGCTTAGTAAATTATTTTGCCGCTAAGACCAGCATTACTCAAGAGATACATACAATAACTTGGACCACCACTGCCGACGTCGGTCATCCATCCGGAGTAGGTGCAGTGTTAGTTCCTAGTCAAGGTACAATGACTTTTAGAGGCGGTCTCAAAACAAACGTTCAGGAGAGTACTGCTATACCGTTTGATGCATCGCCCGGGCAAGTAAAGCTAGGTATTGAGTCAATCACCGGTGTCGATAATGTTAATATTGTTGGTGATCTGGCTAATGGTTGGACAATTACATACACTCAACCAAACTATTTAGATTTACAAAACCTAACAGTAGGTACCAACACAGTTAAGCATGTGGTGCCTGCAGTACCTAGGGTTAACACCGAGTGGTCTATCGGTAATAGCGTATTATCCGGAGGTTCCTTCGACATTCTAGCAGACGATGGAACTGGAGCGAAGACGATAACTATTGCATACGACGCAGATTCTAATGCCATCGCGACAGCACTAACTACAGTCTTCACCGGTACAGCAACAGCAACGTCCAAAACAGCAACAGATCATGTTAGTGCTGGTATGGACCTTGAATTTGATTCCGCAATATTCGTCACAGGTCCGGCAGCCGATAATACTAATGTCGATCCAGACGGACCGGGCGCCGGTCAGGTGCTACCAGCAGTAGCTCAAACCGCAGCCGGTTCAACCGGTTCTCCATCAGTAACAACAGACACCAGTGTTACCTTTTCCTGGGTAGACGCTGCCGGTAATCCTTATGATTTCTCTACAGTATATCTAGAGACCGGATCTTCTGAAATTGTCGTAAACTATGTTACTGTAAATGGTTATAAGCTAACAGATTCAGACACATATTTCCTCGGTGAACCATCAAACATTCAAATACCTTTAGCGAAGTACATACAGTTCCAAGAAAACCGGATTGATTACGGAGACGTAGCTGGACATGTCACAGAGTGGAAGAGTTATGATGAGCTTGAGTACGGTATACCGCAACCCGGAGGAGGCCGGAAGAAGGGCGGAATGGGTCTTATCATGCTCAACACACAGAAGTTGACAATAAATGAGAAGTTCGAAGGGTATTACCTAGGAATCGCTGATAATACGAATTTGAACCCCGCAACTGATTTTGATGGCTTTCTAAAAATGAAAGGCTTTAATAAGATCACAGCCCCACGGAGAGGTACTAATTATACAGACGTCCCAGATGTCCGCCTCAACTTCGCGCTTTCCGCATCCGCAACCGGTATGGGTGGATCAATTAGTGAGGTTATGGAGAATGTATCTCCTTTCGATCTCAATAATCAACAATTTAGTGACGTATTATCCATTGGTGTATTTAAGATTCGTCCATCAACGATGAATCCAGACATCACCAAACTAGATTACGTACTAACCGAAGCACATATTGGTTCTTGTAACTTTTATGGTCAGCAATATCTACAAGAAGGTGGAGAAGCTACATCGTTTTACGTAGAGGATGAGACATCCGAAGCGAAAAGCTTCCGTGTTATCGTTAACCCTAACATCAGCAAGAATGGTGGAGACTGGTACGACGAGAAGAAGGAAGTTACTAAGAAAATGCGCATAATAACCAACAAGAGAGAGACGCGTTATGCTAGTAAACAGGACTATATCGACAACGCGTTCCTCGATGATGTTGAAGGAGCTGACTTATACGAATATGTTGGAGCGTTACAACGCAAGGTTCTCGATGTACCACAACTACCTGGAAACGTCCGCTTATTACCTGGCGGTGCTACTTAACTAATGCACAAACTTCTGCATGGTGAGAATATGTATGCTCATGGTGCATTTACTGTTGCGGATGGTACCTCTAGAGAAACCGGAAACATTCCGGCAAAGCTAGATAGGATTTTCGAAGTCGCAGAAAACTTAGATCTGTATCCACTAGACATTGTCTGCGAAGCCGGACTAGGTACAGTGTATGTAGGGACTAAAGGCGGAGGCGCCGGTCAAAGATTTGATGATGAGAAATACCATGACATCGATCAACTATATAAAACACAAATACAGCAAGCAGATGACAACACGTTGCATTACCGGACTGTAGCCAATCGATTTACTAATTTCTGTCAAACCTTAAGGAAGGATTGTATAGCAGTCCTAGACAATCTAAGGTATATTTACGTACAAGGTAAAGACGTTACCGTATTGCAAGAAAATTCCGGAAGGTATT